CGGGTGTATAGAGTCACCCATAAAATAGGTCTCCCGGTGCTAGAAACTGTTACAGCGTCGACTCAAACTGGGATTGTCCCAGCTGCGCCTGTCGCTTACCAGAATCAATGCATCATGGAATGGTTGTTGTCTGATCGATCGAGTTTGGCTGAGCGAACTGCTTTGTTCAGTTACGTTCGATCCCTCTTCGCAACCACTATCCAAGCCTCTGATGCGGCACCTTCCGATTCAACGGGAAGTCCGCTCATTGGTGCGGTTTTGAACTTTGATCCGCCGTGGTAATGGCGATCTAAGTCCATTCTGGAGACCATTATGTCTGCTAAGCAGCATGATCGACAGCTCCTAAAGGAGCTTTCGTATTACCGTGTTCCTTCTTCGGTCACCGAAGAGGCGATTTCGATGTTTCTTCAATCCCTGGATTGTCCCCGAGCTTTAGCAGTCGATATGCTCTATAAATATCATGAGCATTCTCAACTCGCCGAGCTTGGCTTCGATCCTCTCCACTATAATACCTTAGTGGATATTCGGGATGCTTACGCTGCCACCACCCTCCTGTCGAAAAGTTCTTTTCTTGAACTTGACTACGATTTGGATGTTCGTGCGCTGTTAAAATTCGAGAAATTCGAATCTAACTGTAAGCAAACTAATCTTCGCTTCCGGGACTTGTCTACTGATCCGCAATTTAACGGACCGGTCGTTCACCTGCATAATGCAGTTGTACGTAAAATTGACAGTATCCTCGGCGAAGTTAATATCGAAGAAATTTTCAATCTCGCCAATTGGGGTCCTGGTGCCTCTTGCCAAATAAAGGCTCGAGATGCCAGTTCGGCCAATAAGTTCCAGAACGAATCTGGGATTACACGTCAACTACTTGATTTATTTCCACCTAACGTTTTCCAAGCTGCTTATGCCGCTTGGTCCGTTAGTTTTGACCACCGGAACAACTTTTCCCCGGAGGTTGGGAATAAAATCACTACCGTGCCAAAAGATTCTAAGGCTAATCGAGTTATTGCCATTGAACCAGGATTTAACCTCTGGTTTCAAAAAGGCATTGGCTCTTATATGCGGAAGCGTCTTTTGCGCCATGGGGTCGACTTAAACTTTCAGGATGTGAATCAGCAGTTTGCGAAGACTGGTTCTTATACCGGCCTTTTAGCAACTATTGACTTCAGTTCTGCAAGTGATAGCATTGCCAAGAATCTTGTCGAGGCTATTGTTTCGCCTCGTTGGTTTTCTTTGCTCAATGCGTGCCGATCCCATTACGGTGTTCTACGCGGAGATCTGATTCATTGGGAGAAGTTTTCCTCTATGGGAAACGGTTTCACCTTTGAACTCGAATCTCTTATATTCTACGCAACAGCTTTATGTTGTGCAGAATACCTACAGCAGTCACTGTCGAAAGATAGTGGTCTAGCCGTTAGTGTTTATGGGGATGATGTAATTATCCCCACAAACTGCGTAGATTTATTCGCCAAGATGTGCTCTTTCTACGGATTTACCCTGAATATGAAGAAAAGTCATTATTCTTCAGCTTTCAGGGAATCTTGTGGAAAACACTATTACTTGGGTATCGATGTTACTCCCATCTATCTTAAAGATAGACTTTTCACCGTTCCGGCCGTCTATCGGTTCGCAAACGCAATTCGGAAGCTCGCTCACAGGCGTAATTGTTTATTATCCTGTGATCTTGCTCTGAAGAAGCTGTTTGGTTACCTAGTTTCCTCGGTTCCTAAGGCTTTTCGCTTTCGGATCGAGGTCACTTTAGGTGACGGAGGTTTCGTCTCGAATTTTGATGAAGCTGCCCCTACACATGCGAAATATGGTGTCGAAGGATACCGTGTCTCTCATGTGACGGATGTAGGTAAAACCTACAAATATGGAGCATACGGGCTTTTACTTGCCCGTTTGTGGGGACTCGAACGAAGAGGTGTAAAGACTACACTCTTCCGAAACCGTACTTCTGATGGACTACCTGAGAATTATCAGGGTTCTCTTCATCCGTTCCTCCGACGCAGAAGGCAGCAAGAGATTGCTGCTTCTGCTTCGTCGGACACTCCCGATATGGGTAATAATGTATCGGTGCGTGGTAAATCGGTCATGAAGTTAGTCCGTTCATTAGTTCCTCGGTGGTACGATCTGGGCCCTTGGCAGTAATGCCATCGGCTGGGATCTGTAGTTAACGCCAGTGTATGATATGCTGGTTCTGGTGATTTCCTTTTCTATGAGTTAAGGATAGCCTGGTGGAG